AACACCTCTGAACCGGACGCACCGTCTTTCTTCGTCCTGTATACTTTGATCGCAGTTGGAGGTATCGCTCCAGGACCAATCTGTATGGTCACTTTCTGATCGGCGACTACTGCTACAACAGCCGACTCAGCACTTACAACACCGTCTCCATAACGGTTCACGCCGACAAACTTGTAGTAGTAGTTTCCAGCATCACCTGCAAGAAACTGAGAAACAAGAGCACCACTACCCGCAGCAGCAGGTTCTACATCGATATCCAACACATCTGGCCTTTTGCTAGTCAGACCAGACGGTGCAGGTATAGCACCCTCTTTGATGAAAATATCGTCCTTGATCTGCGGAGTTCCAAATGGTGTAGGATATTCAGTGAATACCGCAGCGCCCTGGTTCATCCCCGGAGCGAATCGAATACGATCTCTGAGAAGCCGCTGGACATCTTCCATCACTTTCGTGGAACCAAAGAAATTGCTAGCACGACCAAAGTTGTCACGAATCTGACGGCACCCTTCGTTGAAAGCGTTCTCGAACGCTACACTAGAGGCATCGGCTCCTCTTACATCGATTACATTACCAGCAGGAATTTGTTTGATCAAACCATCAGGCTGATGACCTACCCAGTCACTATTGCCATAGATGATGCCTTTTTCCGCATTGCGGATAACCCACAGTGTGCCTGCATTCTGTTCCAGAACCATCGCAGGTTCGATCATGTTAGAGATTGATGCTTGCAGAGTTACCTTGCGGAGAGTCTGCAAGTATTTTGCGGTCGCGTACTTACGCGCTATGGTCTGATCTGCCTCTTCGGAGTCTCCTCCTTCAGGCACCCAAGCACCATCATCCGCTCCAACCTCAGTCCGCTCATCCCACTGATGTACAGGGGATTTGATCGGGGTTTTCTTGAGTGTCTGAAAAATCCTGGCTTCATCTTGCGTATGCAGGATGTTTACTAGAGTATTCTCCAATGACTCAGGAATTAGGGCACGACCACCAGCAAAAGTAACATCAGTAACGTCAACACCCGACCCCGCTGTGAGAGCTTTTTGTAAAAGCTCTAGCGACTCCATATGGGTTTCACCGAAACCCTGGAATTTCGCATCAAGTTGTATTGCGCCATTCATTAGCTGGCCTCCTTGAGAAGTTTCATCACTTTATGGTCGAGCGCATCGTTCTGCCGTCCCAAGACGCCTTTATTGACACGGGTTTCGATCATACCGGCCTCTAAGAGGTCGATCTTCTTTTCCCTCACCCAGTCTACAGATTTCACCAGAACAGACGGACCGTCCATTTCCACAGGCTCTTCACCGACCACCTCGAACCGGGCTTTATTCAAGCGCCGGAGACTACCGATCTTCCGATCTTCTTTAGCAATCCGATCTACCGTCTGAGCCTGTGCTTTCTGGAGATCGGCCTGTGCTATCAGCGTACTAGCCTGTGCCTTTGCTAGAACCTCGATACCATCGAGCTTCATCCTTACCGACTTCTGCATCTCATCGATGCGAACGTCGATTGCTTTGACAAGTTCTCGGAGAAAGGGCTCCACGTCCATCGAGGCTTCGGCTTCCGGGTCTTCCGCAAGTTGGTCCTCAATTGATTTACCTATCTTCTCCTTGTCTTCCTCCTCCTCTTCCTCAGCCTCTTCCTCGTCTTCTGCCTCATCATCATCATCATCGTTTTTGGCTTTGGCTGCTTTGGATTTGGACCCTGCCTTCTTTAAGTCCTTTGTATCATCGGTTTCCTCAGAGTCTTCTTCATCCTTGGATTCTCCGATTGCCTTACGAAGCGCAACTAATGTCTCATTAAAGCTCTCTTCCTGGGCTTTGATATCCAGAACTTCTTCTGTCGTTTTACCTTCCATTCAATTTCTCCTCCTCGAATTGTTTATCGCAACGACATATTCTGCGCGACATGAGATATTATTCTTCTGGCAACGCCATCTGAATAACCTCTATCAAGAACGTAGTTAGTCAGATCGTTGTAGTTTCGTACCGTGCCCTTGATCATTTCGACCATCAGACTCTTGAATAACTCATCCAACTCATCTTTCCTAACCACGTATTTAACTGTTGATCCTTGTAATGATTCGGGAGTGAGTGCCCGGCCACCTGTAAACTGACTAGCATCAACTCCACTCCCTGCGGTGAGAGCCTTGATAAACTCTTCAAGACTTGTATTCCCTTCTGAAAATGATACAGCCTTAGCGAATGCAGCAAAAGGTATCAACTGCACACCTCCTAAAGTCCCATCATTGATTGGTTTATGTGTAATAGCAACTTCGTCCCAGATCACTTTACGAATATGATCTTCCGCTTTCGCTAGTATACCACCACCGATTGATGCACCTAGACGCTTTGCTTTCGACCGTATATTATTCCAAACCTTCTTAGCTTTCTCATTTTGCTGATAAAGCCATCCCTTTACTAGAGTTTTTCCTTCATCAGTAAATTGAACATCCAGGGGCTCTCCGATAATAAACTCAGGATCATTAGTTTGTTTATGTTTATGATCCCAAGAGATAACACCGTGTGACAAATAATAATCAGCAGCCTTTTTGAGTGCTGCTTGATCCACGACCTCTCCGTCCTGATCCTTCAGTTCGTTGGATGCTTCAAGATAGACAATCCACTGTCCATTCTCCTCTACACCCTTGATTAAGAGCACCTCAGCAAATGGCGCATAGAATGGAAAGTCTACCCGCTCAATAACCTGTCTCAATTCACTCTCCTACTAGAAAAAGCCCATGTCCTTCCCCTAGACGTTTAACGACTAGCGCTGGACATGGGCTCTTTGACCTCTTAGTCCTGATTAACGTTGAATGTGCCACAATTGCGGCACTTCACTTCAATAACACTTTTATGAAGATGCAATCCTTTAAGCAATAACGCTCTACAATGACCGCATCGAAACTCATCGAAGCTGTCCTTCGCTTTCGCTAGAACTAACTTTAACCCTCTATTCTTAGAATAACCCATATTTATTGCGTTGTCAACCCCTGATTTTGTGGCAGTTGCATACTGCTTCGGTGAGTATTTTTTCTTTTTACGCCACTCAGGAACCTTCATCTTTTTCTTTTTGCGCTCGGCAATATTAGACCTAGTAAACTCACCTGAGTGTGTCATTTTCTTGTAAATATCCATAATTACAGCATAGTCACCAGCATGACCTGACTCAGCGGCTTCCTTCTTAGCCTCTGCCCACTTCTCTTCATCAATCGGCTTACCTAATATTTTAGACCCGCGAGGCATTGGTTACTCCTAGAATAGATACGGAAATGTCTGCTTGAAAGTAGACAACTGCTCTGCCGATAGTGCCAACCCTGCTATAACTTTAACAGGATTTACAAGATATCCAGCATCTTCAGCTTTCCTCTTTTTCTCCCGCTTCTCTAGTACCTCTACACGAGATTGAAGAATTACAAATGCTTCAGCCCGTGCCTCATCCCGCTCTTCCATTTGAGCCAGTAGCTCAAGTTCCTCATCATCTAGTTTACCTTGTTCATCTGGTCCTGCATCCATGAGCGGTAATTCTGATTGTTCGGGAGCATTTTCGGTAGTAAGCATAGCATCCTCCTGAGTTTTCTCTTTGTCTTTGTCTGTATCTTCAGTCATTTTCCTTCCTCCTACTAGAAGTATATCACCATTTCGTTTATTATGGAATAGTTTCTTTTTCGTTTTTTTCTATAATTTTAGCTATTGCATCATCTATCATTTTACGTTCTTTCTCATAACCAGGAGTATACCGAACCCAACTGCACATACAATGAGGGTGTTGTATAATAGCTATCCACCAGTTACTCCGGGCTCGACCTACATTCGATTTCCCAGGCCAAATAGCCACAAACTCTTTATCCCCTATAACAATTCTATCGCTGCCCCCGGAGGGGGGTGCGTCTAGCAACACTACTACTTTACCATCGACCTCTGTAGCACACCACGGACATGCCCTACCGGTAGATATACCCTCCATGTATATGTAATCACCTTCCAATATTGGTCTCTGTAACTCAGCAACAAGTTGTCCGTTGTTGGCGTTCATTGCTATCTCGGTCTCTGCTATCCTCCTCCAATCTCGATTCATGTCACCGAAGCTCTGAAACAGATTACTCTCCAACTCCCTGGAACCTATCCGGTTTATCTGTGCATTGAGAATCGTATCGTGTATCTGCTTATATTGCCTCTGACTCAAATCGACTATAAGCTCTCCCGCACTTTCCTCTGCAAACTGTATAGCTGCCCTATATTCTGGATCAGTCTCCAGACCGCGCATCATGTTTCCTACCTTTAGAGCCTTCAGGCCAACCTGAAGTATCTGTCCTGCTGATCTTTTAGAGATAATCTTTCCTAAAGCTATAGCGGTCTTGACTATTTTATCCTCCTGAGTTCCATAGATATACGCGAAAGACCTTGTGATATCCACTTTGATCTTCTTCCACTGCGTCTTGGTAAGAGGCTTCCCTGTATTAGGACTTATAAATATCT